AACATAGGCCACCCGCGCACGCAACGGAGGATCAAGGCAGGCATGATCCGCGCTATAGAGTTCGGCGCCGGGGCAGTTATGACCAGTTCTGGACGCGAGCTGGTGACCATCATCCACGACCGCACGGCGTTTCCTGGACTGACCTTCTGGCGCGACTGCCAGGACGTTACCGCGCAGTTTGTGAAGGCCTTGCGCGAGGTGGCGCGGTCATGAGCGGAACCTTGCATGCGCTTCATCAGAAAGCCGCAGATCTCGCCGCCAGATATGCGCAGAACCGCGCCGATCTGAATCTGCTCAACAAACAAATCGACGTGCTGACCGACTGGCAGCGGCCAGACAAAGGCGTTGACCTGAGCAGCGTACGGACGGAATACCTTGAAGAAGGCGACCGCTGGCGCGGATGGGCATGGGCTATTGAGGTGATTGAAGGGTTCCGTGATGCGGAAACGCTGACACCAATTACGGATGACCAACGTGCACTTGCCGCGCTGCTCGATCAGAAAGCCGCACTACGCGTGCAGGCGGGGAACATAAAGCGCGGCATTGTTTCTGTTGGTCGCCAACTGCAGAAGGCCAAGCCATGAGCGAAGCAATCGAAGTTATCGCCGACCTGAAAGCCGAAAGCGCCGCCCGCCGCAAGTCAAACCGCGAACGCAGCAGCCAAATGCTTGTCGCGCTCGGCGTCGAGTTCGAGACCCGCAACGATGGCGCACACCTGATCGTCAAGCACAACGGCGTTACGGTCGACTTCTGGCCAGGCACCGGCAAATACATCACCCGCCGCACCAGCAAGCACGGGCGCGGCGTGTTCAACCTGCTGAAGCTGCTTGGCATCGATCCGAAAGCGGCGAAGGGGCAGCAGTGACAAGCCGACGCAGCCCATACACCCCTTGCAAGCTTTACATCGACGGGGCGCAAGGGCTGAGTGCAGGCGACTACATCGTTACCTCTGGCGGGTCTGCCTACTTGGTTCAGGTGGCCAGGGTAAGCAAGGGCAAACCAGATCGGCTGTACCTTAACTGCCTGCGCTGGCCGCCTGATCAGATACCACCAGATGCCAGGTGCTACCAGCTGAACTGGTACCGCCGATAAACAATCAACGCGACAAAGGGAAGCACTGACCATGCAACAAGTGACCGGCAATATGGATCGACAGAAATACCTGGGCGGCAGCGACATTGCCGCCATCCTGGGCATCAGCCCGTGGCGCACGCCGCTGGATGTGTATCTGGATAAGGTCGAAGGCAAGCGCCCAGAAGACCCAAGCAAGGCGCAAATCTTCCGACGCGGTGCGCGCATGGAGCCTTACATCCTCGACCTGCTGGCCGAAGAGCACGGGATTGAAATCGTCCAGCGCGGCCAGCGTTACCGCGACAAGACCCACGATTTCATCGCCGCCGAGATCGACGCCGAGGCAGCCAGCGGCGAGAACATCGAGGCCAAGTCAGCCAACCAGTTCGCAGCCAAGCACTGGGGCGCAGAGTGGACTGACGACATTCCGGTCTATTACACCGCCCAAGGCATGCACGGCATGATGGTTACTGGCGCGCCGGCCACGATATTTCCGGTGCTGATCGGCAGCGATGATTTCCGGGTTTACCGTGTCGAGCGCGACGAGGAAACCATAACGGCGATCCGCGCCAAGGAGGTCGAATTCTGGGATCGCATCCAGCGCCGCGACCCGCCGCCGGCCACTGCCGTTAGCGATATTGAGCGACTGTTTGCACGCGACTACGGCACCGCTGTCGAAGCCAGCAGCGAGCTGGCCCAGGTCGTCGGCACCCTGAAGCGCCTCAAGAAAGAATTGAAGATGCTGGAATCCGACGCCGACGACGCGGCCGAACAGATCAAACTGTTCATGGCCGAGCACGCGACGTTGATGTTCGGCGGCAAGCCTCTTTGCACTTGGAAATCACAGACCGCCAACCGCTTCGACATTGAAGCCTTCCGCACCAAACACCCGGCCATCGCCGAGAAGTTCACCAAGGTCAGCACCAGCCGCGTGCTGCGTTTGAAATAGGAGATTCACCGTTATGTCAGCTAACCAGCTACGCGAAGCCGCTACCGGCTCGCAGAACCTTACGCCGGTCAAGCAGTTCTCCAGCTTCATGGACAAGCTCAAGCCACAACTTGGCCTTGCCCTGCCAAAGCACTTGACCGCCGACCGCATGTCACGCCTTGCCCTGACTGCCTTCAGCACCAGCCCCGCACTTCAGCGCTGCTCACACCAGAGCATTGCCGCATCGATCATGACGGCCGGCCAGCTCGGCCTTGAGCCTGGCGTAAACGGCGCCGGCTACTTGATCCCCTATGGCACGACCTGCACCTTTGTGCCTGGCTGGAAAGGCCTGGTGGATCTGGTATCGCGCAGCGGTCGAGGAACAGTCTTCACCGGGGTCATCTTCAAAGACCAGAAATACACCTACACGGACGGCGCCCGCCGAGATCTGGTTATCCACAACGAAACCGACCTCGATGCCCCGGAAGACATCACCCACGCCTACGCGGTTGGCTGGGTCAAAGACGCCTCAATGCCGATCATTGAACTCTGGTCTGTAGCGAAGATTGAGAAGCACCGCGACAAGTACAACAAGGTTGGCAAGAAACACTACAGCTTCCGCGACTGGGAAATGTACGCGCGCAAAGTCCCGCTGCTGCAGGTTCTCAAGTACATGCCGGCCTCGGTTGAGATGTCCAACGCTATCCAGATCAGCCACGCCGCCGAGGAAGGCCGCGGCGCTCTGATCGAAAATGGTTTCGTTATTGACCTAGACCAGCAAGACCAGCCCACCAACACCAGCACGCCAGCAAAAGAAATGGGCGCAGCTGAAACCGTCAACACTGGCACCGGCGAAATCACGCCAGCATCGACCGAAGAAATCCCCACAATGGAGTAGCCAATGCTTAGCGAAAAGGAAGCTGAAGACCTGGCCGGCAAGTTGGTCGCGGAATACATAACCGCCTGTGACTGCAAAAGCCGACAGGATGTTGCGAACGTTTTGATGAAGCTGTGCAGCCTCGCCGGCTTGGTTATGGCGGCAGGCGTTGGCGCTGGTGACGCGGCCGGGCGACTTGAAGCAACAGCTCAGTACGTGGCGCAACGCGGCAAATATGCACGGTTTGAAGAAGTAGTGAAGCACTAACCCAGGGCCGCACACGCGGCCGAACCATCACCCAACGCAACACCCACTGACCAAGGAAAAACACAGATGAAATATGAGCATAAAGCAATCGTCGACGCCGCCGCCCGCGAAGGCAAAACACCGGCAGAGCTGGCCAAGGAATTGTTGGGCCATGACCTGCTGAAAGCGATGGTCACCAGCATCAGCAAGCCCGCCGTTGCGTTCTCCAAGATGAGCCAGCAGCAGCAGGAATCGGTTATCGAGGATCTGAAAAAGGAAATGGCCCCAGCTGTTGCCACGGCCATAGAGGTGATCTGCTCGCAGAGCACCCACACCATCCGCATGACGCTCAAGAAGATGGCGGTAGGCAAGGATTACCAAATAACCGGCACCGTCAATAAGGCCCAGGACTTCATCCACGAACTTATGGACAAGACCCACGATCAGAGCGATGTGCTGATTGTTCTGCATGAGCGCGACTACATGCAGGGCATGGACGTGATCAAAGGCGAGAAGGATCAAAAGGCGCTGCCGCTGGAAGGCGAAGCGGACGGCGGTAAGCCGAAGGGTAAAGCCAGCGCCAAGGGTGACCCCGCGGCCAAGGTTATCGAGCTGCCGCCGGCCCTGATCGACCAGGCCGAAGCGTTCGTGCGCAACATCCAGACCGCCACCCATGCCGGCGTGCAGAACCAATTCAAGATCAATTTCGAGAAGGCCGAGGCTTTGCTGCAGGCGCTGGAAGATCGCGGCGTTATCACCGAGAAGGACAAGGACGGCAACCGGGCGCTTGTGCGGGTGAAGGCCGCGGCACCGGCAGCAGAGGCGACAACCGAGGCAGAGGCAACCGCCGAAACCGAAGAGACGCCAGACCAGCACGCCTTGGCCCCCCTGCCGTGCGGTGCTGACGGCCTACCGATCATGAGTACTGCCCTGTTCGAGCTGGCCAAGGCCAAAGTGATCAAGGATCAAACGGTCTCTGCCGGCGGCCTGGCCGTGGCCTTCGACCTGACCGACCCGGTAGCCGCCGACCTGATCGACCGCCTGGAACTGGAAGGCGTGATCAGCGAAGAGAGCGACCTGGGCACTCGCGAGGTGTACAGCGCCGCATAACGGCAAAGCGACACAAGAGCCCCGGCATCCGCTGGGGCTTTTTTATGCTAGACCTATTGCACACCATGCAAACCGATGCCACACTTCGCAAAACCAAACAACAGGGCACAACCATGCAGCACGACGAAACCGAACCACTACTCACCATCGCGCAGCTGGCCGAGAAGCTGCAGGTAACCCGCGAAACAATCCGCCGCATGCGCAAGGCCGGCAAGATCAAAGAGCACCGCATCGGCGACACCATCCGTTTCAAGCTGAGCGAAGTGCTCGGCGAATCCAGCACCAGCCAAACAGGAAAGCACTGACCATGCACATTCAGAAAATCGAAGTTGTTAACGTCCTGGGCCTGGCCCGCGCGGACATTGTTTGCAGTACTCCGGTGATGGTAATTGCCGGCAACAACGAGGCAGGGAAAAGCACCCTCGCAGACGCCATCAGTATGGCGATCATCGGCAGCCCGCGCCGCGTGAAGCTGAAAAAGGAACTCGGCCAGCTGCTGCATGACGGCGCCAGCAAGGGCCGCGTTACCGTGATTGCCGGCGGCGAGGCTATCGGCGACTTCAAGTTACCCGGTGGCCAGCACTTGCAGGCAGAGGGAATCGCGGGCGTTCAGTTCGTCGAGTTCGTGCTAGACCCAGGCCTATTCGCCCGCCAGAGCGAAGCCGACCGCCGCACCACGCTTTTCAAGCTGACCAACTGCAAGGCCAGCCCGGATGCCACGGAACAAATGCTGATCAAGCGCGGCGCTGAGGAGAAGCTGGCGGCCGAGATCAAGCCCATGCTGCGCGCCGGATTCCCGTCCGCCTGCGCCGACGCCAAAGAGCGCGCGACCCAGGCCAAAGGAGCGTGGCGCGCGGTGACTGGCGAGAACTGGGGCAGCGACAAGGCAGAAGGCTGGGAGCCAGAGCTGCCTACTGTTGCCGTCGACGCCGAAGACCTGGCCGCAAGCCGCGAGCAACTGGCCGTACTGGCAGCCGATCTGTCCGAGGCCCAGCAGTCGCTCGGCGCCGCCAAGCAATCGGCCAAGAGCGCCAGCGAGCGCGCCGCCAACATCCAGAACCTAGAAGAACTCGCCGGCCTGGTTGATCGTCGCGCCACAAAATTGGCGGTCGACGAGAAGAACCTGGCGGAGTGGGCCGAGAAGCTGGCAGCGGCCGAGGCTGCAGCAAGTGGCGCGCCAGCGGTTACGCCGCACGAATGCCCGCACTGTCAGGGGATGATAGAACTTAAGCGCACACCTGGCGCCATGATCGAGCTGCACGCCTACACCGCGCCGGAAACAGTCGCAGACCCTGACGCAGCCCAACGCGCCGACGAGTACCGCGGCTACCGTGACAGTGCCCAGCGCGCAGTGGGCAACAGCCAGCGCGACCTCAAGGAAAGCCAGGACGCAGCCGCCCAGGTTGTTGCGCTCAAGGCTGAACAGGAAAAGGCACCAAGCGCCGAGGCAATAGCCAACGCCGAAGAGCTGATCAACGATCTGCGCCAGCAGCACGACGCGATAGCGGCGAAGGTCACTGCGCTGGGCGACGCCGAGCAAGCCATAGCAACGCGCGCCCAGACCATAGAACAGGCCGCCAAGCATCACGCCGAGGTCAAAGCCTGGCTGCTGATCGCCGACGCCCTGGCGCCAGACGGCATACCGGCCGACATACTCAGCAGCGCACTGACCCCGGTCAACGACTCGCTGGCCATGCTGTCGAGCCTGGCCAAGTGGAAGCGCGTCTGCATAACCGCCGATATGGACGTGACCATTGACGGGCGCACCTACGGACTGTGCAGCGAGTCAGCCAAGTGGCGCGCGGATACCCTGCTGGCCCTGGCCATTGCGCAGATCAGCCAATTGAGGTTCGTGGTTTTGGATCGCTTCGACGTGCTCGACCTGGCTGGACGCTCGCAGCTGCTCGGCATGCTCGTCGAGCTGGCCAAGCTGAAGGCCATGGACACAATGATCATCTGTGGAACCATGAAGGCGATTCCCGCCGGCCTGCCTTCCCAGGTGCGCGCGGTCTGGATAGCCAACGGAATCGCCGAAACAGACCCACAGTAGGGCTAGGCCATGACGGCGTATTACAACGAGCACGACCCATACGCCGCCCAATGGCTGCGCAATCTGATCAGCGCCGGGCATATCGCGCCCGGTGTTGTCGATGAAAGATCTATCGAGGATGTGCATCCTAATGACTTGCGAGACTTCACCCAATGCCATTTCTTTGCCGGCGTCGGCGTTTGGAGTTACGCCCTGCGCCGAGCCGGGTGGCCAGATGATCGACCTGTTTGGACTGGTTCCTGTCCGTGCCAACCTTTCAGCGCGGCAGGCCAAGGAGCTGGGTTTGATGACGCGCGCCACCTCTGGCCAGCTTTTGCCTGGCTCATCGCAGAGCGCCAACCTTCAGTCGTCTTTGGAGAGCAAGTTGCGAGCAAGGACGCAGGCCCTTGGGTCGACCTTGTACAAGCTGACGTGGAAGCCATGGGTTACGCCTTCGGGGCTATCCCGTTTCCGGCTGCGGGCGTCGGTGCTCCGCACATCAGAGACAGGCTTTATTGGGTGGCCGACTCCGACAGCGGCGCTGGCGGACAAGGGCGTCCGAACTTTCGAGGGCGGGCTATTGGAAGCAATGCGAAACCATGGGCCAGATCTAGCAGCAGCATGCCTGTCGGGATGGCCGACCTGCACAGCGACGGACGCGATCAAGGGCGGATCGGTAAGCCCGCGGCCTGGGATGATGGGGCTGAGCGAGACAGCGCCGCTTTCAGGATGGGCAACACCAGCAGCCCGGGACTGGACGTCAGCGTCAGCGTCAGCGTCAGCGTCAGCGGAATTCCTGGCAGAGCGAGCACAGCAGTCAAGAGGGAAGCCTCTGAGCGAGCAGGCGTTCACATTGATCGACAAAACCCAGGCGGCCCGGTTAACGGCCTGTGGGCAGATGCTGACTGGCTCTTCTGCCGGGATGGAAAGTGGCGGCCAGTTGAACCCGGCACATTCCCGCTGGCTAATGGGGCTACCTCCCGAGTGGGACGATTGCGCGCCTATGGAAACGCTATCAACGCTGAAGCGGCGAAAGAATTTATAGCCGCATACCTTGAAACACTCACCACCAAAGGAAAACCACGACCATGAAGCCATACATTTTCGACACCGAAACCACCGGCACCGACCACGAAAAAGACCAGATCATTGAGGCGGCCTGGCTTGAGCTGCCCGGCAAGCCTTGCGAGTTCGCCAATTCGATCCGGACTGAGCTGCCGAACTACTGCGAGCGATTCCGCCCAAGCGTGCCGATCAGCCTTGGCGCGCAGGCCGTGCACCACATTCTCACCGCCGACCTGAAAGACTGCCGGCCGTCCGCTGACTTCGCCCTGCCGAACGATGTGGATATTTTGATCGGCCACAACGTCGATTTTGATGCACGCTTTGCAGACGCCATGCACCTGCGCCGGATCTGCACCCTGGCCCTGAGCCGGTTCCTGTTCCCGGACAAAGACAGCCACACGCAAAGCGCCATGATCTACATGATGGGCCGTCGCAGCAGCATGGAAGAGGCAGCGCGCGAGGCACTGAGGAACGCACACGCCGCCCTTGATGATGTGCACAACTGCGCCGGTCTGCTGCTCTTCCTGCTGAGCGCGGCCATGGACAAGGGCCACCCGTGCGACACCTGGGAAGAGGTTCACGCGCTGAGCGAGATAGCGCGCATCCCAACGGTGATGGGGTTCGGCAAGCACAAGGGCACCAAGATTGCGCGCGGCCAGCTGGACGCCGGCTATGTCCGCTGGTATCGCGGCCAGGCCGAAACCGATCCGTACTATCTGGAAGCGTTCAAACGCGCGGGGTTTTGATCATGGGCGAGCGCTACGAGAACACCACCAGCGGCAGGCGCTACCTGCTGATCCGGGAGTTCAGCGGCCTGTGCACCCTTGAAGGTATCGACCGGCGCGTGATCGATGTGCGGCGCGAGGTGCTGGACAGAAGCGAAGTGTGGAGGCGGGTAGCATGATCGACAGGGAAGAGGTTGAGCTGGCCGAATGGGAGCGGCGCCACCCGGTACTTGCGGCAATCGCTGGCGGTGCCGTGCTGGCCTTCGCCATGGGCGGCATGGTGGCTGCCTGGGTTGCGGTGGGGGCATGCAAGTGTTTGCCCTGGTGATGACGTATTGCCTGGCCGGCGAACCTTGCGCAGACGAGACGCTGGCCATCTTCCCGCAAGCCGATGTGGGTGGGGCTCTGTGCGAGATAGCAAGGCCGGCAATAGCTGGCGCGCTATCCGCCAAAGTCTCCGGCGCTGCACGGCTTTCATTCGAGTGCAGGGATAGCCAGGCAACCCGAGCAGCACCCGGGCCAACTAGGCGTGATCGGTATCACATGCTTCAGCCTGAATAACTGGATCGGCGCAGGCAGCTACAGCAGCTATCCGCCTGCGCTTTCTTGTCCTGCACCGGCCGCGGCAGTAAACCTGATCAGAACGTAACGGGCTGAACAACTCGCCGCACTCCACGCAAGCGACAAGACGAGCGCCGCAGCATGTGCAGCGGCTATGCGTGACATTTTTCCCCATCTGCTTTAGCGCCAGCACGGTTACGGATAATGCACAGACCGGGCAATTCACCGGCAATTCAATCATCCGTATAGCGAGGCGTTAAAAATGGATCACGCGGCTTTCATTCCTCAGACGTACCCAGGCGTCTACACCCACTCCAGCCATCACCACCCGCACGGCAGAGACCGTGACGGGTTGGAAGAGCTGATCCTGAGCAACCAGATCGGCGGCGGTTTCCGCGACACACTGAGCACGATCCACGACAGCACCGTCAACGTCATGAGTTCCGTTGAGCACAACGGCTTGGCCGGAATTCAAGAGACTGCTCGCCAGGGGTCAACCAACCTCGGCGCCACCGAGCGCAACGGCGGCGAAATACGCGCAGGCGTAGAGAGGGCCTCCGGTGAAGTTGGCGCTCGCGTTGAGCGTAACAGCGGCGAGATTCGCGCCGAAGTAGCCCGCGGCCATGGCGAGACGCGCGCCCATATGGATCGGCTGCAAATATCCCTGGCCCGCGATATCTGCGACGTTCGCAAGGAGGCAAGCGACAACAAAGCAGAGATCATGCTGGACTCCTGCAAGAACACCCACTCGCTCACCCTGCAAGCCGCTGAGAACGCATCGCGCGCCCAGCTCCAGGCATCGGAGAACGCCGCTAAGATCGCCGCCCAGGTGGCGGAATGCTGCTGCGAAATGAAGGAGCTGGTGCGAGCTGAAAACTCTGCGACTCGCGAGCTGATTGCCAGCAACGAGCAGAGCCGTTTGCGTGATGCCCTGGCAGCCAAAGACCAGCAGCTTTTGTTGCTACAGATCGGCGGCAACGGGCCTGGCAACTCGGCTCGATAAACAAAAGCCCCTGTCTCCAGGGGCTTTCTTTTGGGTCAATCGTTCCTTGTCTGGATTGCGTCGAACGACTTCTCGCACGCGGCACCAGCTATTCGTGCTCGATCAGCATACGCCGCCAGCTCTCCCGCTCGCGCGTCAATCCGGCTGAGCAGGTCGGCAAGCAGTAGCTTGGCGGGGTCGGCTGCCTCGCTTCCAGCGGAAGAGCCTGGACAGCTGGCGGTGCGACGGGCGAGCTTGTCGGCTTGTTGCTGCAGGCTGAGAGCCAGAGCATCAGCGGCAGCAGCATCAGCAGCGGCTTGCTCGATGTGGTTTTGTGCGTCACGGCGTATCCCCTCGATTGCGATTTGGCGGCGCTGCTCTTCGGCGCGGGCCTGGGCCTGGGCCTCGGCGAGCGCCTGAGCCTGGGCGGTTTGGACGTCGGCTATCCGCCGGCCGTAGGCGTTGGCCTGCCACTGCCAAGCACCAGCAGCAGAAAACGCCATAAGCCCGGCAACTGCTGCGGCGATCAGCGCTAGGCGGTATTGCGAAAGCAGGGCGATCACTGCCAGTCGCCAGTGCGCATTTGATTGCTCAACCGCTGCGCTCTGGCGGGCGTCTGCTTGGCCCACTTGCTGTTTAGCATTTCACCCGCTGCTTTCTGGTATTGGCCCGCCTCGATTGTGGCTAGGGTGTTTTTGAATCCCAGCAATCCGTCAATGCCCATCTGGAAAGCCATGTTGAGCAGTACTCCGCGCCTGGCTGGGTCAAGCCTCTTGATCCAAGGAACGCGTTTCGATAGGGATTCATCGATCAGGCGAAGGCGGTTCTTGAAAATAAACTCAGATTCTTCTGGGAGTAGGCCGCCACCTTTGCGGGCGTCAATCAGGATGCCGACGCCAATCGTCCAGAACCCCAGGTGATCTTGATAGGCGTGCAGAATCTCGCCCTCGTCACGCTTAAGCTGGCTGTAGCTGTCGTTTACGATCATGGCCTATGCCCCCCATTTCCTGCGCGGTAGCAGCCTGGCGACATTGCCGCGCGTGGTTGCTATGAGAAAGAAGACTAGCCCGGCCTGCAGCAGTGCACCAGGCTCTGGCCGTGTGCATGCTGACTGCGCAGGGAACAGTAGCATGAAGGCCATGGCGAGCGATGATCCGGCGATAATGCAGGCCAACAGGCTGACCCCTGGCCGATATGTAGCGCCCTCGTCCCTGAAGCTTGCGACGATAAGCAGCGTCCCTATGTGGAACAACACCTGCAACAGAGATAACGGGTTATCAAGGATTGACATTACGGCCCCCTTTTCCTGAATTTGATCAATTCAAATAGGGAGGTAAGCCACGGCGGCAAAGTTCCATTGCTGGCGATAATGCCGAACCATGCCGTGAACAGGACTGCAGCAAGCGCGGACAACGTGACGGAGATCAGCATGGCCTTAGTGCTCCATGGCGGCCCCTCGCCGAACCAGTAAACGCCGGCCGAATACCCTATTCCCCAGCTGAACACGCCAAGCAGCCACCGCTGACTTGTCGTTGTCCATGCCGGCGAGGCCAGGAAAAAGCAGCACCCGAAAGCCGCGCCTGCTGCTGCCCATGGATGCACTGGAGCGAAGAAAGCAGCAAGTATCCCGAGCAAGTACACCCCGGTAGAACTGTGATCGTGCATTGGCGACCCCTCTTAGCCATCTTAGTTCCGGCTAGACTAGCATGCGCGGCTCACCCGCCTAAATTATCGCAGCTCTTGCCAGGTGTTAATCGTTGGCGATCCAGTCGAGACAGTTATGGAATATGTGCTGCCCGCTGGAATAATAATAGTCATAGCCGATGTTTGTCCGGCTGCTATGAAGGTTGTAACTATGCGGACTGCGTTTATAAAGAAATTTAAATTCGCCTCTGCGGTGTTAAATATACCAAGCGCGACTTGAATAGGGCGCCCAGTGGTGTTTGTGTAGGTGGTCGATATGGCGCGACTTGCGGCAACGTCTTGCCATGTTTGGCCTGATCCAATACCGCGATCCGCTTTAAAGTCGCCGCACAGAATTTCCACGGTGTCCGCTGCCGTAGCTCGGATTATGCAGGTATCACCTGCGGCGGTTGTTATATTTGCGCCGCGCTGCGTATTAATGGACGCGCTGTTAGTCAGCTGTAACACGCCAGTGAAGCGAACAAAATAACAACGGCCAGCAACAACAGTAAACGAGTTTATTGTTGTTGTTCCGGTAAGGTCTATGTGCCGAGTGTTTGGGGCTCCAGTCGTCAGGTTTACGGCCGAAGCACTCGCGACGTTTGCGCGAATACTGTTTAGGTAGTCAAGCCCGGCAATTCCAATTATTGCGCTAAGCAGTTGTTCGTTGTTTTCTTTCTCAAGCGTTAGGCCTGCCGACTCAACGACATTTGCTATTTCTTCTTGTATTGAGTTCAGCCAGTCCGCTGATACTACAGTTGCCGGAACCCCGCCAGTTGGGCTTCCCTCTGTAAACTGCTCGTCTACCGTGGCGGATGGCGTGTCAATTCTGTGCATGGTGTACCCCTTAAAATTAATAGGATGGACTTGTCGCGCTAGACCGGCGTATGAGCCAGGGTTCCGTCAGAAAATACCCATGTCGCAGCTGCGGCGCTGCCCGTGGCGTAAACCGGCCGCGTATCCGAAATACGAGTGACCTCCACGCCCTGGACTTTATTTGTCGTATTTACCGGGTGCGTAATGTCGTTAAGTTGCGCGCTACTGTAAACCTTCGGAATTATATTTCCACCTAACAGCATGCTGCCAGTTGGACTAATCGCACACATCAGCACGTTAGCGTGGGTGTAAAGCTCAAACGCCCCGGTCGTTACGTTGTATTTCTCGTACCATCCCTTAGTAGGAGCGGAAAGCACGTCGACGCAGTACAGGACCGGATCAGAAGTGCCGTACAAACTGCCACTGGCTTTCTCTACACCGAGAACGCCACCAATTCCGACATTCGCGTTCCTTATCCGCTCTGGCGGCATGTTGAAACCTACCGCGCCATTGTAACCGCTCACACACATCCGATTGAGCAGGCTGGTTAGAACTCGCGCAGGGGTGCCGGTAACAGTGGTGCTAGATGTGACACCGTTGAAAATCAGGGCATCACCCGCCTGGATATTACCCTTGCGGTGGTAAAGAACCATCCCGGCCCCATCGATAAAGCGCACGACGAACAGCCGCCCGTCTGCCGTCTTTACTAGATTACCTTCGGCCGGAGGGGATACCCAGCTTGCGCTCGTTATGCCAGTGATAGTCCACTGCGCACGCCATAGCCCGAAGTCAACCCCGGACTTACGGGCGTCAGTGTCGGGGTTGTCGCTGCCGTCTAGATCAAAGTCCCGATAAGTTAGCTGGAGACGGGTATACCCCTCGCGGCTGATTATATAGCTGCCGTTAATGGAGGTGCGCTGCTGTGCTGCGCTGCGCCATAGGCTGTTAATGTCGCTGCGCATATCAAGTATATGGGCTGGGTGGTAGGGCGCGGAGTCGTAACGCATCACGTTGTCAGATATGCCCGACACGCCGCTATCAACGTAAAGCATATGCTGCTGGCTTCCGCCGACCGCGTTGTTAGGAAATGCCAGATCGTCGTTAAAACGGTACTTAACCGCCAAGGCGCTTGTGGCATTGTGAGTCAATGCGGACAACGTGAACTTAATGTTATCCGCGATAACTACTAGCAGGGACTTTCCTGCGCCATCAAAAGCATTAATCACGGCTTGAATTTGAGCCGTCCGGTCTGTTCCGTCCGCAATAACTCCGTACTTGTTTACGTCGATAACCCGTTGTTCGAATCGAACCCAGCAACCAAAACCTAAACCGTCTGTTTCGCCGGCTGCCGAAATGTAGCTAGCCAGAGTTGCTGGGGTTCCATCCCATGGCACTGTTGGGCTGACGATAGTACTTCCATTATGCCCACTTTTCGGTTGGCCCGATTTCCATGTATAAGCCTCGCCGCCGTATACGCTGTCTGCCTCGGCGTCAGGGTCTGCATAAAATGAACTGACCGTTACAGTCTGATCGTCGGATACTCCTACCTTGCCGACCAGTTCAACAATTCCGCCAAGAGACTGCACGGCGCCGCGCACAAGGTCTACGCCCTTGCCTGCATCCTCGCTTAATAGGTCGTCGCGCAACTCGTCGGTGTATTCGGAAAGCGTCGACTCTTTATCTTGCAGCCACTCCTTAAGGCTTGGAGTCGGCCCCGATTCTGTGTCTATGAATGTCCCGGCCGGGTCATTGGAAAACTTGCGCATTATCTCGCTGGCGTTTTCCGCCTTTGTTGCTGCCGCATCTAGCCGATCTTCAATGCTCATATAGTCCCCACATCAGCTGGTATTACGTAGTTTGCAACGTAGAATAAACGGTCAGCCGCGAGATAAGTTTCTTCGGCTTCTGTCGCACCGTACCCGAACAGCGCCAGAGTGTGTGCAGGCTTTAACGCATTAATCTTACACTCCAGCGCCTCATTCCCCCAGCTGCGCAGCGGCTCGCCTGCGGCCGAAAGCCCGGCGCGGAACTCGATTATCGTCGTCTCCGGGGCGTTCACGCGCCAGACATAAATCCATTCGCCGTTAGTCAGCGGGTCGCCGGCCACCGCTAGGCCTGCGCGGAACTGGCGGAACTCTGTAATTGTCGTTTGATATCCAAGCCCCGCGAGAACCCCCACAAAGTAGGATATAGACTGCCCGCCCAGGCTAGACAGCTTCGCAATTAGGGAATTTCTGCGGCCCTGCGCGGTGTCTTCAAGGGCCATTGAGCAATTGTCAGGCAACCCCGCTGCGCGCTCCCAGTCCGGCAATAGCTCGCTTGTGGTGCTCGGGACTACCTCAAGCGCAAGCACATCCGCGCGAGCCTCTACACGCGACAGCTCAACGCCCATGCCCAAAAGAAGCTGCTCAAGGTCTGTCCCTGGCTCGCGGCTGAATGCCTGGCCTGGCGGCAATAGGTCGCGTAGGAGCTTGCCGTAATCCTCAGGCGTATGGCTCACGGCAACGCGCTCCATGTCACAGTTCCGAGCACAGGGATTTGACCGGTGGCCCCCGTCACGTTTGCAACTGGGTCAGTGATTGCGCTATCCATAACCCCGGCCGATATGCTCACCGCCTCCCACATCTTGCTTAGGTATATGACGCCGCCCGGCTCCGCTTCGCGCAAGAATAAGTCCTCCAGTTCTGCGAGGGCGGCGGCCTGGGTTGCTGCTGTATTGGGGTTTAGGGAAACATCCATGTCGACGATTAGCACGGTAGGAGGCAGTACAAAAACCTCGGCAGTGACCGGCCGCTTTTCTTCGATATAGGCGAGCGCTGCGGCGACAGTCGGCGCGTCGGGAATTGGCGCGGTTCCGCCCTCATCGTTCGCAATAATCACGGTGACCTGGCCAAGGTCTGGCGTCAGCGGATAAACCCAGGCGCGTGTAACTCCTGGCACTTCAAGCGCCCAGGTTTCGTAATCGGCCTCGCTGCCTCCCTGCGGCGGTTGCTGTATGCGGGATATAAGTCTAGAGCGCAGCGCATCCAGTGACTCGATGTTGACGCCGCCGGATATGCCAGGCGAGACAACAATGGCCGACGATTGGAATCCAGTAACGGGAACCAGCAGCGACAGCGAGATTCCTGCCTCGGTGTTGCTACCCGAACCAGGCGCCAAGGCATCAACCGAGACAAGCCCGGTTGATGCCGCCAGCGTGAGATCTGCCGTGGTCTGGAACTGAAGGCCATCCGACCGTACAACCACGGTGCCCGCCGGCATGATCGCGCCGATGGTACCGGTTACCTGCACCGCATCCGTGCCGCTGGCGAAAGTTGCGCCCTTGCGCCCAGCGGGAAGCCAGATGGCCGCCCAGCGCAACAGATATTCATCCTCGGCGGTGTCCGGTATGGCCTGTCGCGCGATGAAATCAAGGTAACCGTAGAGCGAGTGGACAGCGCCAGCCTCTGCCCTGGCTAGAATGCCGGCCAGGGAGCGGCGCAGCAGGGTAGTGGAAACCCCAGGCAAGCGGCTGGCTATGTCGGTAGATACCCGGTCAATCAGCTCTGTTAACGTTGGTCTTGTGAATGGCATCAGCTGGCTACCTTAATAATTTGTGCGGCCCACTCGTAGTTGTAGCGGAACACTACCGGATTGCTTGCGCCTGGGCGGTAGATAAAAACCTCTAGCAGCATCCAGCCTCGGCTCGGGTAGCTTGTCCTGACCTCTACCCGATCAGCAACCAGATCATCCACAAGCCATTGCAGGGAGGCGGCCGCATAGGAGCGAGCGGCGGCTAGAACAGATGCAAGTTGCTTGGCGCGCTTGATAGTCCAGAGCAGAGAGCCTGTTTTGTCTGGCCCCTGCAGGTCACCCCAAAACCCTCGAAGGTCGCCGTCTCTGTCGATGGCCGCTATCTGATCCTCGTTAGCCCGAGCATCGCTGAAAAGGCTGATCAGGACTGCCGTTTCTAGGCCATCGTCTGGCGCCACATCGCCCGTCAACAGCTTGATATCGATCACGCCATAGCTGTCGAGGAACAGTCCGTAATCACTGCTCATACGGGCACCGCCGTGTTTGGGCTGCCAACATGGTAATGGGTCGACCCCACGTCTTTGGTGTTGTTTGTAAGCGTGCCAGTGGTGGCTACGTTCCCGTTTACTGTCAGCGGGCCGGTGATTGTCACAGCCCCCACCAGCTCGATGGCCGGCGCAGTTGCGGTTATTTTGATAGTGGCAGAAGCCTCGATCTCTGGCGCCTCGGCGATGATCTTTGATACACCCGTGATGGATAGAGCGTCGCGGCCGAGTTTCACCACGTTGCCCAGGTCGTCGAAGATGGCGACCTCGCCAGACTCCAGGCCCTTCAGGCGGAACCCCCGGTTTTCCGCAACGATGATAATCCCCTGCTCACGGTTGCCGCCCAGAAACGCAACCAGGCAATCGGTGCCGGTAACTGGTGGCACGGACGTGAACCCGTATTCCTGCATGCGCTCGATATCGTCGATGGTCTCGCCCTTGGTTACCTCGACCTGCATCGTCTGGCGCGGCCCGGTGTCGGTCACCAGCCTGGCCACGGCCTTGGCCAGTGCGTTAAGAATTCGGCTCATCGCCCAGCGCCTCCCGCCAAATATTGACGCCTTCTTGTTTCGGCGCCTTCGCCTTGTCTGGCGGCTCCGGGCTGAATGCCTGGGGGCTCACTAGATCAAGCTCGCAAATCGTCCCGTCTGAAGGGGTGCGCCTGTAGGTTACCTGCCGAATCAACATGTCGCCATCCATTCGCAGGAAGCTGGAGCGCACGGCAACCAACTGATTGGGCGCCCACAACTTACCGCCAGGCTGCTGCCTCCAGCCGCGCACAGTCACCTGAGCGGTTGCCGAACGGCCGAGCCTGACGTTGGCCTCCCATATCGCACGGTCGCTCGCGCTGGCATTTGTGGTGCCTGCCTCGCCCATGACGAGCAACGGCCGGTAGCGGGTGACGCCGCGGTCTGTAGTGCGCGCCTCGGCCAAAGCCTCCAGTTCGCCGTCACTGGTCAGGGACGAGGCGTTCTGCCCCTTTACGATGTAATTGCTATACCGCTGCGAGGTGTCCAGCACGCCGCTGGCGCTCTTTATGTTGACGCCCTGCACCAGCGCTATGCTTGCGCGAACATTGCCGGCCCTGGTGATCAGCAGGCCGCCACCGATATCGGGCGAAAGGATGCACTTACGAAACCTGGCCAGCCGGTCTAGGGCACTGAACACCGTCTCGCCCTGCTGCAGCTTGATGACTGGGAACTTGTCGCCAACCGGCACATCGGCACGGACAGACACCCCGAACGGGGCGCACAGGATCTTCGAAATCTGCAGCAGGTCTAGGCTTTTCCACTGGTCTGGCTGGTGGAAGGCCGAGCAGTCCACTAAGTCGCCGGTCTTGTCCCGGCCCTGCACCTCGATGGTGTGATCGGTTGGCGAAAAGCTCGGCCGGAACTGGTCGATGTACCCATCGATAACAACATCGCTGCCTAGTCGTATCTGGCAGGCGTCGCCGTTCAGGATCGGCCATGGCGTGGCCTGGGTCGGAACCCTGCCATCACCTGCCCAGCGCTCCGTCAGGCTGATAGAGAAAGCGCCGGCCACAGCATCCATGGCGCGGGTGACGCCGATTTCAGTCCAGCCGCGGTATTGCTTGCCGTTGATGTACAGCGCCAGGTCGTCAACCATCGCTCAGCACCTGCAGCGCTTGGCCGCCCGGCACAAAACCAGGGTGGCGAACAGAGTTCCGGGCAACGATCTGGCCGTCTCGCGTGCCATCGTCGTAAAGGGTCTGCGCTATAACCAGGGCCGGCAGTGTCGCCGCCGGGGTGTATGGGACGATACGCGCCGCGCTCTGCTCTGCTGCCGGGATCGCCGCAATTACCTCTGCGCGGGCCTGGGTGAGCTGGCTGTACATGGTGTCGGATGGTGTCGTCTCTGCCTGCTGGTCGAGCAAGTCGGCCAGGGCGTCGCGTGTCTGGATCGCATCGTCAATGGTTTCGTATTCGGTCGACGCGCTGACGATTGCCAGCTGCGCGACAGCGTTCTGTTTGACGAGCTGCGCGATGGCCTGGCGGTTGAGGATGATCTGCGTCCGCGAAGGCGTAAGGCCTACAGGGGCGCCCTGCGGTTCGTCTGGCAAGCGCCTGTAAAGTCCGGCGAGAACACCGCCTGCGCTGCTGCCAAATGCCCCACGGATGCCCTGGACGAGACCTACGATTGATCCGGCCAAGCCAGACGGCGAGCCCATCAACCCTGGTATACCGTCGCGGTAGATGGAGACAAGCCGCTGATATCCCGCCAGGGCATCGCCAGTCACGTCGATCAGATTGGCGACCGAACCAAATACGCCAAGGTCATCGGTAAACACGTCGCCAGCGAACATGGACGGGTTTGTCAGGTAGTCGGCTATGGAGTTCAGCGGGCTTGCAGCGGCATCGCGCACGAACTGAGCCAGGCCGTCAACGCTGAAGCGGCTGGCAAAGTCACCCTGTGACTCATCAAGGATCATGCCGGCTCGGCTGGACAGGACGCTTATGCCGTCGACGCTCTCAGTTGGCTGGCTGAGTTCACCGGCCTCGCCGAAGGTCACGACAAAGCGGCACATCCGGCCCTCTTTCGAATCGTGCTTGATGCGGAAACCGGACGCGCCCACCGACCGCTCACCGTAGCGAGGGTGAACCAGTACGCCTTCCCCTGGCGTATCGCGGATCGCCTTCACCAGCTCGAGCATGGCCAGGTCGTAATCCTCGCCGACCAGATAGCCTTCGATTTGGAACACGTCAGCAGCGCGGCCCAGGTCTTCGAGGGTTGGCACGTCGACGAGTGCGGCGGTGTGCGTTACCTGCCGGCGGCCGAACTCGGCCTCATCGCTGAGAACAAAAAACGGGACGCCGCGAAACGTCGCCGGGCGTAGCCGGTCTCGCCAGCTCATTGCGTTGCGCTCATCATTGAGTAGCCCTGGTTGGTCTTGATGTTGGCGCCGCGGGTTGCGCTGGTGTCAACGCTGGTGCCCTGCGGCATGTTCTTGAAGTCGACAGTAATGGCAGCCTTGGCGCTGGCCAGGCCTGCAGCGATTGGCCCACCTTCCGGCACTGCGGTGTAGTTCTGGTTTGGCCCTGGCGCAGCTGCTGGAGCGCCCGGCGTGCCAAAGCTGAACTTACTCTTGAACATCCCCCCGAGGTCGACCCCGGTCATGAATTTGATCAGGGCGTTGAACTGATCGAGGATCAAATTGATGGGGCTGAACTCGCGCCAAAGGCTGAGCATTCCGTCAATCATCCCGGTCTTGAATGCATCCTTAACGGCAGTGAACTTGTCGGTGAAGAATTTGGCGATGCCGTCCCAGTTCTTGTAAATCAGGAACGCGGCCGCGGCAATGGCGGTGATGGTGATCAGGAACCAGCCGAGCGGCGTGATTGCAATCGCGATGCCCAGTCCCTTGATGGCAAGCGCCACGTTGAGGATGGCGCCGGCCAGGGCAACCGTCATGTATGTGCCGATGGCAACCAGCACCGTATTAAGCGCGCCGATGTTCTCGGATACCGTGACGATGGCATTGCCGATGGGTGCCAACTTGTCGTAGAGGCTTGTGAATCCAGCGCTCACTCGGTCGATGTAGCCGGGCAGATTCTTGGCGAAAGCGGCCGCGAACGCTTCGATCTGCGGGCGGTACTTGACGATGGTTTCGATCAGCTGCTTTGCCAGCTTGGACAGCGCCGGCACCAGCTGCCCGGCGATGGTGTAGAACACACCGCGACCGGCCGCCTTGAGGTTGTCCAGGGTGTCGCCGAACTCTTCACCCTGACGAACAGCATCATCAGAAATCACAACACCTAGCCGGTGCGCCTGCTCCGACAGCTCGGCTATGCCCATAGTGCCAAGCCTGATCAGCGGCAGAAGATCGGCAGCGCCTCGGCCGAAAATCTTGGTCGCTGCGGTCGCCTGCAGTGCAGGGTTTTTGATGCGCGAGATTCTGTTGACGAACATGTCAAACAGCTCGTCAGAGGTCTTAAGCTCGCCGTTGGCGTTCTTGAGATTGATCTGCAGGCCTTGGAACATTTCCGTCAGGCCTTTGTCGCCCTTGGCTGCCTGGCCTACGGTGAGCGTCATCTTGCGGAACGCATCCGCCACGGCTTCCCCGGTGGCCCCGGTCTGTATCGCCGCATAGCTCAGCTCTTGGAATCGCACGCGAGTTGCCCCCGTGCGTTCCGCCATATCGCCTATGGCTCCCGTGGTGTCTGCGTATGCGGTGCTGAGTAGCCCGAGCGATACGACTGCGCCGGCCGCCATGGTGGCAATCGTCTTACCTATCCCGGCGATCTTGCCCACCAGGGCGCCGGCCGACTTGCCGACCTGGCCGAAAGCGTTTGCCAGAACTGGAAGGCCTGCCCGGTCGGACATGCCGCGAATGCGAGAGCCGAGGGCAGAGAACCTGCCGCCGACCGCTGAAACAGCGCCGCTAATTTTCTTCAGTGGGCCGGTTATCTTGTCGACCGCCTGAATCACGACGCTTAAAGGGTAGGATCGTCCTGCGCCTGCTGCTGCCATTTGCCCCACTCCTGAGCCCGTTCAAGCCAAAACGCGAAATCTTCCGCGTCCATGGCGTCAATTTCGCTTGGCTGGATTCGTAGAGCGCCTGCCAGCAGTGTATAACCGGTTACCCAGTCGCCCGGCCAGGCGCTACTAAGTTTCCCACTTCTTCCAACACCGCGGAAACGTCCGCGGCGTCCATCAGGTCGAACACGGCAGGAAGGCAGCCAGACAAGCGGGAGGCCAGGGCCAGAGAATCAGCTACGCCGTTCTGGCCCTTCATGCTGCGCAGGTCTTTACCGGTTGCCCGACGCAGGGTGATCTCGTCGATCAATTCGTCGGCGAACTCGACTGGGTACTGAAGTTTGATGGTGACGGTTTTGTCGGTCATACAAATGTCCCTGGTTTATCACTTGCGAATCGAACGGGGAAATTCCCCTCTTGGGTGTTACCGGTGCCCTCGCCTTCATACCAGGCATTCGCCAGCACAAAGGTTTTGCCGTTGGCCAGCTCCAGGGTGGCGGTGACGTTGGTAGCCGACACCAAGGCCTCGGTGTCCACCAACTCGCCGTCACGGAACTCGCCCTCGATGAAGGCCGTTTGCGGCGCCTCGCTGTAGCCGTCGACGCCGGTAGCGCCAACCAGCGCAGTGCGCACCGGAAGGCCTGCATTGTAGGTGAAGTTGCCGACGCCGGAATATGCAACGCCGTCGATCTTCACCGCCAGCAGGCCGCCCCGAACACGGTTGTTTTGAATTGCCATGGGTGGGGCTCCTTACAGTAAGAACTGGATTTTATTGGCTACGATTCGAAGCTGGTTGACCAGATCCGGCGCGAGCAGGTTATCCAAGCGGTTCATGTCGGCGAGGTTGCGCTCGCTGATGCTCAGCTCTTTGAAGCTGTCGACGTTCTCGACAAGGCCGATTTCTTCCCACTCCATGGCCTTGGCGACCATTTCCGCCTTCATGCTCTTGGGTGTGACGATATCTTGGCCAGGGCCAAATCGATTGCCGTCGCCGGCAAGCTTGCTGCGCGGATACTTGCGGCGCAGGGTGTCTTCCCAGTCGTGGCGCAGGAACAGCAGCGTGGCCAGTGTTTCGCTGTCGAGGTAGGAAACGTCAGCGCCTGCAGCTTCGTTGAGCTGGTAGGTGGTAATCAGGCGCTCGGCCTGCATAACTCCGCTGGTCGTAACCTTGGTGGTGGCGATGCCATCAAACAGCAGAATGTTCCGCTCTTGCAGGGTCAGGCGGGCCGACTCTTCAGCAGGCAGCGACCACAGGTAAGGCAGGTTCTGCACCGGGCGGGCTGGATCATTCGAAACGGCGAACGCCCACATAGCCATAGTCTCGGCGGCCTTCTCATAAGCCGGTGTCGGCTCTGCGATTGCCTGGACAAGGGTGAGGTGTTCGCTGTTGCGGCCGTTGCCGATGGTGCCCAGGCTTCCGACCGTGCCCTTGAGCGCGCCGAAGGCATGGCCCTCGACAGCGCGCAGCGGCCCCCATCGGTCATATTGATCGGTCTCGATCAGCACCAAGTTGGCGGTGTCGGTGTAGGCGGTTGCCCAGGCCTGGAACCAGCTATCACCAAGCGCAGCCAGGGCGTCGGCAATATCAGGGTTGCCGGTGCCACCAGTGAAGGCGGTGAAGGCGTAGGCGGTGCCAGCCGGCAGCGTCTCGCCGTAGTAGTTGGCGCGCACGTCCAGGCTGTTGCCAGTCTCGCCCTTGTTGCGTGCAGTCAGCGTGACAACGCCAGCGACAGCAGCGGCGGTAACCGGCAGCGAGGTTTCAGCGGTGAGCGCGGTAACGATGCTGGCGGCGATAACGGTCGGCGTGTCGGCAGCAGCAACGCCAACTTGCACACGGCGACCTGCGACGTACAGCGAGAGCGTACCGGCTGCGGTGGCAGTGCCAGTAACGGTGATGGTTGCGGTCGCTGCTGCGCCGGCACCAGGGTCTGCCAGCGGCAGAACGTAGAGGTCGGTAAACGAATCTTGAGCGACAGCAGCGGCGACCATCCCGGCAGCGACAGAGCCAGCGCCGAACAGGCCGATAGCCTGGGCTTCGCTGAGACACTGCACGGCGACTTCTGGCGTGGCGCTACCGGCTGGCAACATCGTGCCGATGATCAGGCGCCGGTATTCCAGCAACTGAGCGCCACGGATCGCTTTGCTGTTGTCGATCTCGGAATAGACGCCAGGCACCCGTAGGTTGGCCGGCACGCGGTTGAACGAAATGGCCATTATTTACGCTCCTTGGCGGGCATTGCTGGGGTTTGTTTTTCCACCACCACATCACCATCGGCGATACGGCGGCGCCAGTACGGGGTGATTACCAGGGTCTCGCCGTCAGACTGCAAATGGCGGTTCCCGTTGTCAGGGTTGCGGACGAGGTTGGCCCCGGCCGGCTTAATGCGTATGCGCTCAGTCATGGTAATTCCACCGTTTGCAGTGATTCGGCCGTTCCCACAAGGTAGGTATTTTTGGCCGTTAGGAAATCGTCCAGGGCGTCGGTTTTGCCTTCGTCTGGCAGGTAGGAATAGTACGCCATATCAAACGTGACAGCTAAAGCGCCGTTGATCTGCGAGGCGCCAGCATCCACCAGCTGCATGCGGGTGCCAGACAGGCCAAAATCAATGTCCTCGGCTTCCCAGTTGTAGCGGCTTATCAGGTGCTCGACCTGCTCGGCAACGTGGTCTAGGAAGTCGTCGGTGTCTTCGTCGGCTGCGGCGTGGATCTCGACCACTACGTTTGGCGTTCTGCGCCAGCATGCCGGTGCATCGTCGTATTTGGTGACGGTCTCGTCGCTGGTGTAGACGATGATCGCGGGCAACTCTTCCTGCCAGCCTTCGGCCTGGATGAACGGGCGTGCACGGCTCTTAAACACGTTGGCGCCGCAGTCGGTGTTACCCGTCAGCAGCTCGACAAACTTGTTTCGGATGGTCAGGCGCTTATGCACGGTTATGCCCTCGGCGATTTGGACAGGAACAGGGTGGTGCCTGCCTCGCCGTCCGGCTGCACATCCGTGATGGTGAACTCGTAATCGATGCCGTTGCGCGTCAACAGAACGCGGTCGGTCGTGGCTTTCCGTCCAGTCGGGAGGTCAGCCGTGCGGACACCCATCACCGGGCTCTGGCTCGATACCTCGGCCCCCGTGTTGGTGTCCACTGAAAAATAGGTGTCGTCGAAAATCACATCTTGCAGCGGCGTATCTGGAAAACCTGAGCGCACATAGACGGCGCCCAGGTCTTGCCGGAAAGTCCGCAAGGCCTTTCGTAAAGTCCGATCAGCCATTGCAGACCAGCCCATTACGCTTGTGCAGCCGGCAGGCTTACGGCGTTCAGGCGCACGCGACCAACTGCGGTAGGGTTGGCCGCGGCTTCGGTAGCGGCACCGACGAGGAACACGCCGGTAGCGCTGACGTTGGTCATCAGGCCGGTGCTAGTGTTGAAGTAGATCACGTCGCCTTCGGCCCAGGCCTGCGCGCTGATCTTCGCCAGCTCAAACACGCCATCAAGCTTGCCGGCGAACTTGAGTACGCCCGCGCCCGCTTCGGTTACTTCCGCCGCGGTGACGGTGCATTGTGGGATTGCGAGGAAGGTGCCGACCTTGATAGCCGCACCAGAGACGACACCGCCGGCCGGAACCGTCAAGTCGATGATCGAACCATGCTGCACGAAAGTTTTCATTTTGAACCCTCAGAAAAAAAGCCGCGTCCGTGCGGCAGAATTGTTTAGGCGCCTGCGTTCTTGTAGGCCGCGCGGTAGTCGACCCAGCCAGCCCCGAACACCAGGCGGGCTTTGACTTCCAGGCCGTCGACTTCGAAGCCTTCGCGGGTGTCGGTCATCAAGCCGCCTTCGCCGTCGAGGTAGCCATATTCGAAGGTCTCGCCATCGCCCACCAAGAACCACTGATTGCCAGTGATGCGCGGCTCTACAATCACGGTCAGCTGAGTGTTAGGCGTCGGGTTGATGGTTCCTGCGGTGACCGGGAAATAGTTGGGGCTGGTGAACTGGTACGCCTCAAGCTCCTTGTCCGGGCCAACAACCAAGTACTTCGGCGTGACGTTGATAAAGGTCGTCTTGTCGAGGCCTTTCTGCTTGCGCATCGAGGCGCGAGCAGCTGCCAGGGATTCGACGGTGATCGCAGCAGCAGTGCCGGCCAGGTTCCCGTGGGCGCTGTTGAAGATGTTCACGCCGTCCGAGTACTTCACATCCTTGATGAACAGATCCCAAATAACGTTCGATTCGGTCTGGCGCGCAGAATTTGCCAGCGCGGTCGGGATCTTGTCGAAGGCGTTGAGGTCGTCGTTGATGATCGCCTCCCAGGTCAAGGCAATGATCTTGCCCCACTTCTCGGCCTTGATGCTGGAGCCATCTTCCGGGAGGGTGCCATATTTGTATTCGCCGCCCTCCTTGACGATCTCCAGGCGGGACGCTTCGCCCAAGGCAACCGACATGCGCGCGCGGAAGTCGGCAAAGTTGGCCTGGCGGCCCAGCGGCAGCCAGGTTTGCGCCACTTCATCGTAGGCGGCACGGAGCGAACGGTTGATTGTGTTCCCCAGGATCAGCGGGAAATCGCTGGTGCTGTGCATGCCGGCGGCGCGCTGTGCAGAGTGGCCACCGATGTTCAGGGACAGACGGGCGATCTGGTGGCGATCCATGCCGCGGACGTTGCCGCCGGCCATTTCGATGCACTCGCGCGCCATATCCATCAGGGTGAGACCACGGAACCCGCGGGCCTCTTCCGGCAGCTTGTGCTTACCGGGCGCGGCGCGGTGCAGGATTGCAGCCTCTATATGGCTGCGGGCTTTCTCGATGTTCTTCTGTGGCACGTTGGCACCTGCATGGGTGTTAATGCCTGCCTGGCGCTCGGCCAAGGTGGCGAGGATGGAAAGCTTGGCTTGGTCGACAGTCAAGCCGCGTTCGATCAACGCTTCGACGGTAACGGCGTCGGCCTTGAACCGCTGGCCGAGTGCGCGAATGCTCACTTGGCGCTGGCGCTCGGATTTGATACCGCGCTGCTCCGGGTCTTCGTCGGCAGATTTGGTGACGGTTTCGGCATCCGGTGCGGCTTCTTCCGAGCCATCGCCCAAGCCTTCGTCCAGAGCATCCAGCGCCTGCTCCAGCTCATCCTCTACGGCTGCGAGGATGGTTTGCGCTTCGGCGATTTTGGTTTCGTCTTCGACCTCGCGGGCTTTCGCCAGCGTGTCGCGTGCTTGCACCAGAGCGGCGCGGATTACTTTGAGTTCGCGTGGCATTTTGGGGTTCCCCTTGGTTCGATTAGTGACATCTGCGGTAAACGTGCGGGGCGTCACGCCGCCGCGGACTTGCGCGCCAGCGTCAAAAGGCACTGGCACGAAACTTAGTTCTAATGGCTCCCAGTCGACAGCGATCATCCGATCCGGGGAACCGTCTTCGCCGGCCACTCGCTCGTAATGATAGACAACATAGCCGACAGAGATATTCCGAATGATCCCGGCTTTCACGTCCTGAAAGAATGGCTCGACCTCTTCGCGGGCGCTGAAGCGAACCAGGGCATGGCCAACTCCGTCGACCAGCCAGGCTTTCTCAACAACCCCTATTTGGTTACGAAGTTCCCAGGATTGGTGGGCGTCAAGAACTGGGGCGCCAGAATTAAGGCGCCCCATTCGAACGCTGGCATCGTCGACGCGCAGGGACTCCAGATAGACCTCGCCGTCCCACTCGCAGCGCTCACCTTCGGCGCCGGTAGTCCAGACGATTTCTATCGTGCGGTCTTCTTCGTTAATCGATGCCGGGACGAACGCGGCGCGGGTTGCGCGCTGCGGGAGATTGATCTTGCTTTTTATGCGCTTTGGCATTAGGCGCTTCCTCTTGATGCGGCGAGTGTATCAGCATCAGCCCCAGGCGCAATATCTGCGGCCGGCGCGGTGGCTGGCTGCATCATCCCTTGGGACGCCACTTTGCGCGGGTCGCTGTCCAGCACCAGGCCGGCTTTGTCGATTGCGGCGTTGTCCTCGACCATCTGCGAAATGTGCGCGTCGGTGTCGTTTATGCCGCGCTCTTTGAGCATGCCGCTGAAGCTCAGGGCGCCTATCCGCATTTCCCTCGACAACGCGTCTAGCTCTTTGGTCGGGTCGATCAGGTCGCGGCGCGGGGCCACCCAACCGCACGGGATCGCGGTTTCCCACCCGCCCGGCGATACGCTGGCGGCCTCGTTGAACCAATCCCAAACGCGCGCGCACATCTGCGGAATCAGCATGTGCCAGCGCCACACGTCTATATTGCGGCCGAACTCCAGCCAGCCCATGCGGCCGCTGGTGAAGTTCACGCCGGACAGGTCACCGGCCAACACCTCGTAGGGCAGACCAAGGCCGACAGCGGTAGCGCGCAGCGACTGGCGGCTGTATGCCTCGTACCCGTTGAAGGTTGGCGGGGTTCCGAACTGCACAGACTCCCCAGCGCCGATGCGTTCAATCATGCCGGGTTCCATGCGCTCGATCAGGCTTGGCTTTGTCGGGCTGGCGCCGCCGCTGCCGCCTTCATCCTCTTGGATGATCGCAGCGAAACAGGCGGCAATCTTGGCCTGTTCAATTACCGCGTCTTCCATTTCGTCAAAGTTGCGCATCCGCAAGATAACCGGCGCCATCCACGAATAGCCGCGGGTCTGGCCTGGGCGCTTGCGCAGGAAGATGTGGGCCACGTCCTCAGCCGGCACGCGCTCACTGACCACGCCAGAGCGCAGGGATTTTGTGGTTCCGCCGGGGTGCTGCGGGAAAAGCCAGAAGTGCGTCCTCACCCCGGCGCTGTTGTACTCGATGCCAAGTTCGATATATCCGCCATCGCCAAGCGCCATATTTTTGGAGTCGTCGAGATAGTCGGCTTCCAGCATCTGCACTTGGAAGTTCAGGGCGTTGGCGCCTGGTGTCCACACGCGGCGCAGCAACACCTCGCCGCTCTCGGCAACGCTCTGCATCGCTAGGTTTTGCAGGCCGTAGAAGCCGGACATGCCGGCCGCATCGCATGCGGGGGTTTCTGCCCAGGCCTTCCACATCTTCAGCGCGTGCCGCTTCTGCCTGGTGCGGCCCTGCGGATCAGGGACGATCCCATAGCCAACCACGTTCGAGGCAATCGCCGATATTCCGCGCTCGGCGTAGGGGTTGTCTCGGCGCATGGCTCGCGCTCGGTCGCGTAGCAGCTGCTGGCCCTGACCTATCTCGCGGTTGGCATCGCTGCTGCTGGTGCGCCATCCATCCGTTCGCCGGCTGCGGCTGGCGGCCTCGAAGCTGCGCAGCGCCTTGCGGGCTAGTGCTCGCTGCAGGCCGGCGCGCGGGTTGAACGCGGATACGATCGAATCCAAAAGGTTCATGGGCAGCACCGCCCATCGGTGCTGAAGCACTCGCCGCCCTCTGCCACGCTATCTGCCGCCCGCGGGTTGTAGCCCTTGGAAAAGCTGGCCAGGGTGCGGCGCGGCGCGGTGCTCTTGATGCCAAGCTCTTGGGCCAGCAGTTTCAGCAGGCGCAGCATGTCGTCAAGGCTTCGGTAGGTGACGGATTTATTGCCGCCTGGGTGTGAGTAGCTGACAGACTGCGCGCCCTCGAAGATCGCGGCGCGCAACTCTAGGTAATTTTCCATCGTCATCGGTGTGTATTCGGCCATTATCTGCGGTTCCAGTAGTTTGACTTTCGCCTCTGCGGCTTGTCGGCGGGCGTTTGATTGCCGTCATCGCCGACAATCCCCAGTGATTCCTCCAGCGCTAACCAGTTTTCCTCTGACCAGCCGTCAATCCCGAGCAGGTAGGCCGCGGCCCGAGCATATACCGTGCAGTCTAGGACTTCCACGCGCGACCGGGTAGGCTCCCAGGAACTGACCTGCCGACCCTTCACCCGCTTGACTAGCATTTGTTCGCCCGTCAGCTGCTCGAAAAACTCCTGATCCAGCTCCGGGAAGTGGATATAACCGCGGCCTAAAGGCTTTTCAGGGTCTCGCACATAACGCAGCTGGGCGAACAGCTCAGCCTTTGCGATGTTCAGCGACACAAGCCAAAGCTTTGTTGCCCTGGCCTTGCGCTTTCCGTTCTGTTTGATCTGAACCGGCTTGGCGTTGCTGATCAACAGGCTGCCCGTCTGCTGCCCTTTGACCGCCATAACGGTGCCGTGCGGCTGGCTGGCGCACCAATCGTAGACGGTCATGGTCTGGTCGCCTGAGTCGACGGCCATCATGGTTATGGGCATCGCAACGCCTGAGTGTTCGTGCGGGTAGTAGCTTTCGCGCAGCTTCTGCAACTGCTCCCACGGCCCGCCCGGAATGCTTATGTCGCTGGTGTCGCCGTGGAATTGCCGGTGATCAATAACCCAGCGCTCAAGGTTACGGCCCCAGGCATAGGTTACGACTTCAATCCAGCCGGCACCGTCCGGGCCGCGCTGAACGTCCGCCGCCGCGGTGATGATCAGGCCGCCGCGCGGGACAACGCCCAGTTGGTAATCCTCGCGCCGCTCATAGAGCCGCTTCCAATCCGGTGCCTCGCCGCGCTCTTTCCAAGTTTCGGCGAGCACCGTGTTCACGAAAACCTTGAGCTTGCCGGGGTTGCCTTGGGCGTCCTCCCACAGTTCGGCGATCTCCGCCCAGGACAACCAGCCCACAGGACTGTAGAGCCCGTTGATGTGGTAGCCGCGGCGCCGGGTGTTCTCCGGGTTCTCGGCGACCCACTCGCCGCGCTCCAGCATTTCCGTTTTCTGCCATTCGTGGATCTTTCCAAAGCAGCGCTGGCATTCGTAATGCGCGGTCGACGGATCGCCGGCCACCCACTTCAGCTGCTTGAACTCGAATCGGATGCTCTGGCCACAGCACGGGCATGGCATGTAGAAGCGGCGCTGGTCGCTGTCTTCGAAAAGGTCGGCTATGCGGCTGTGCCCTTCGACGGTCGGCGTCGACGGGATGTAAATCTTCTTGCGCCGGCCGTAGGCGTTTGTTCGAGCACGGGCCAGCATTTCCGGGTCGCCCTGCTGGCCGATCTCCACGGCGTACTCGTCGATCTCGTCCATCACCAGAAAGCGGATGGTGGCCGAGCGCAGGCCAGCGGTAGAGCTGGCCCACTTGAACATCCAGATTCCGCCGGGAAATTCTTTTTCCTCCAGCGTGTTGCCGCCGGTTGCCGACCGCGCCTTTGGCACCCGCTCGGCCAGGGCCGGCGTCGATTCGATCATCGGGTTGATCTTCTGGCGCACGTTCCTGTTTGCCAGATCCTGCGACGGCTCAAGGAACAGGCCGGGGCCGGGGGCGTGGTGGATGACGTAGCCAACGAGGTTATTGCCAGCCTCGGTAAACCCGAGCTGCGCCGCCTTCATCACGGCCGATTCCTCTACGCCAGAGGTCACAGACAGGTTATCCATGATCTCGCGCAGATACGGCGTGCGGTCGGTGCGCCAGTCACCAGGCTCTGGCGAGCCGCGGGAGTCGAGCTTTCGTTCTGCGTCCGCCCACTGGCTGACGGTCAAAACCTCGTCGGGCAGCAAGCCGGCGGCGAACGCCTGGCGGTATTCCTGCTCGGCTGATAGCGGCCGCTTAAAATCAGGCTGCGCTAGATTGGTCATCCGCTGCCACCTCCGTCGACAGCTTGTTCAGTGCTGCGCGGAACTCGCGGTGAAGCATTTCCCGTATCCGGGCAGGATCTGTGATCGAGGCCAGCTGGTCGGGTAGGCGTTCCTCGATCAGCAGCAGGCAGTCACGCACCTGGCGGGCCACGCCGAACGCGGCCTTGGCCACCTCTTCGCGTGGAACGTGAGAACCGGCAAGCGCTTCGGCTCTGGCCTGGGCTGCAATGGCGTCGAAGTGGGCCTGGCGCTGGCGGCTGACGTGAAGGCGAGGCAGACCGCTTTGCGGATCAATGGCTGACTCTTCGGGGTCTTCGAATGCTGGCGGGATCTGCGCGACGGCTGGCGTCTTGGGTTTTGCTGCTGGCTTTGCCTTTGCTGGCGTCGACTTTTGCGCCTTTGGCTTACCAGCGGTGGCCGCTGCCGGCGGCGTGAACTCGGCAACACTCGCCGGCCGGTGTTTGCTCGCTGTGTTCTTGTCCCACTCCTCATGCGCCAAAGCCACATCGTTGATGTACGGCTTGCCGTTGGCGCCGTACTCGATGCACGCCTTAAGCCGCCCGCTGTCGACGGCCTTTTGCACCGCCTGCCGCGAACATTTCCGTATTTTTGAATACTCGTACAGGTTGGTCAGGGCCATTTGTAACTTGTCCAGTTCCGCGCCCACTGGGCTTTTGGTCGCTACTAGCAAAGCCTATCAGCTTCCGGCCTGGTGAGTAGTTGTAACAGTTACAAAATAGTGGCAGAGCGCGAGCAACACGGCGCGAATAACCCGCAAGGGGCCTCCCCCCGCGGAAGAACCTAAGGGGTGGGGGTGGGGTGCCCCCGCCGCCCCTGTCAAGTCTTTTTCTCCATAGCCCACACAATTGCTTCATCAATCGCCGCCGAGAACTGCGCCAGGTATTCCCGTTCGATGGTGCGCTCTGCTATGCCCCTGAAATCGAGCTTGCTGCTGTAGCTCGGCGCCTTGGTCACAAACACGAACACGGGGCGAATGCCTCGGCCTAGGGCTGTTGTCTTCTGCTCCCATATGGCCCTGGTGTTTTTGATCTTGGCTATGAAGAACCGGGCCTTGTTGCCCTTCTTGCGTGATCGCCTGCTACTGGATGCGTTGGCGGTCACGCCTGCAACCGTTTCGGCAGCGCCAAGGCCTGACAGTATCCGCATAGACAATCCGCCCGGAACGTTGCCGAAGGCGTTGAGCACGTCCTTGGTTGGTATGGCGTATTCGCTCGAACTCATCAGGCCGCGGGCTATCAGGGCTTTTTCGAAACGCTTGTGGCCACGTGGCCCGCCCTGCACTTGCGGCTGCAGGTACTTGTCGGCGGGGATTCCGCTTGTGAACGCATCTTTGAACCAAACGCGCGCAGGGGCGCCACCAGGCTTTGCGGCTTTCACATAGAGCGACTTGAGTGTCAGCGGCGTGGGCCGGTCAAAATCTTTTGTTATGGCCTCGATTATCCGTTCTCGAACAACCCAGGCTGTTCGGGTCGCCGCCCTGGCCATGGTCTTTGGCAGCTGCTTTTCTCCGACCTCGCGCAGTGCCCTGCTGAGCTGCTCGATGTTTGAGGTTACTTTGACTTCGATCATGGCCGCGGCCTCTGGTGCGTTGGCTCTGATCGTAAACGCACGGGCATAAAAAAACCCGCTTGTGCGGGCACTTGTCGGCGCGGCGTTGGTTGTTCGTGTGCCGCTTACGGCGGCAAGTCGGCCCGCAGGTGACCAGCCGAGTGGGGCGAGACAATGCTAGCCGATATTGCGCAGCTCGGCGAGCTTGGCGTCGATGCGCTTGAGCAGGCTTGATTCAATATTCGCATTCACCGGCAATACTGCTGCCGCGCGAGTCCAGCGCTCCACTTCTTTGTTTTCCATCTGGTCACCTATTCGTTTGTGGTCAATGAATCTCTGTAATCGTTTTTAAGGCTCGTCCACCACCTACTAGCTATGGTGGCTTGCCTTTGCCTGCTTTCGCCTCACCTGCGTCGCGCTGGGCGCCTTGGCGCTTGTTTTAATCGTCAGTCTTGGCCGAGAAATCCAGCTCAGTGACAATTGCCACAATGCACGGCTCTTCGGCATAGCGCCGCGTGACATGCAAATCGACAACCTGGGTGTCGTCGACCCACACCGCGCCGTTGAACGCATCGCAGACGATCTTAACCACGTTGTCCATGTCCGGTTTCTTGGTCGGGACGATGTGTCCAAGGCTGGCAGCCTCCCGGCGTTTCTTTGGAAAACTCGCCGGTATGCCCATGAAAATCTGCAGCTTGAGTTCTACCGGGCCAGCGAACACGGCGCGGCCCTGCATCGAGGCTACGGCCTCGGCCTTTACGGCGGATTCATAGGCCAGGGTCGGCGCTGGCGTGTACAGCGATGGGCGCCCGCCTCGAACCGCAACCCGCGGCCTGCCCTTGCCAACGGCCTCGCCTGGCACGCACACAAGCACGCTCACGACAGCACCCGCTGAGCAACCTGCCAGCCGATAAACCCGGCGCCAAGGCCAACGGTCGCGCAGACCCATACCAAGGACGAGCGGTCGCTGCGGCTCTTCTCCTGCAACCGGCGAAGCTCTTCCCCTGCCGCGCTGGCTGCCCGCTGTAGCTGCTGGCACTTGCGTTCGCGCACGTCTGCCAGCTCGGCGAGTACGGCACAATGGGTTTTGAGCAGACGGTTTTCTGCTGCCTGGTCGTTTTCCTGCGGTTTTGTTTTTTGCATGCTGGTCACCCCTGGTTTAGTTTGCTGCGCAATTCGGCAGCCTTTGCTTTGAGTCTTTCCCGGCCATCAGCCGTCTTGCAGTTCCTGGCCATGGTCTCGACAACGCGCAACATGATCACATCGACTCGCTCGGCCATGACGCCTCCTAGTCCAGCAGAGAGCTGCTGGCGTATGTCCTGCCCGATCTTGGGGCCGGTGGTTCGTAGTCGTCTGCCAGGTCGCTGAACAGGCTGTATTTGCCCTGGTAGCGAGCCAGCACAGTGCAGGGCTCGATCTCCCGCGCAACGCCGACGATGATTTCGGCGACCCCGCGCTGTTCGGTGTCCGGGCTGTAAACCTCGTCCCGGTACACGAAAATAATCATGTCCGCGTCTTGCTCGATGGTGCCGCTGTCGCGCAGATCGGATGGGATGGGGCGCTTGTTCGGGCGCTGCTCAAGCTGGCGGTTCAGTTGCGACAGGGCGATCAGCGGGACATCCAGCTCTTTCGCCAACAGCTTGAGCTGTCGCGTCACCTCGCTGACCCGCTGCACGGGGTTGGCGCGGAAGTCGTCGACATCGACCAGGCCGATATGGTCGACAACCAGCAGGTCAAGGCCGTGGCGCATCTTGTGCCGGCGGGCTACTGATCTAATCCGGTTGATCGTCGCGCCCTTGCGGTCGTAAAGCACCAGCCCGGAATTTGCGAGCAACGACGAAGTGTCCACCAGCTCTTTGGGGTGCGTGTTGAACACCGTCCCGTTCTTCAGGTTGTCCAGAGGAATACCGCCAAGCGACGACAAAGACTTGTCCATCAGCTGGCGGTGGCTCATTTCCAGACTGAAGACCAAAACCTGCTTGCCCTGCTTTACCGCCACGTTGTCGGCGATGTTCATCACCAGGGTCGTTTTGCCCATCTTTGGGCGCCCGGCTATGACGATGAACTGTTCGGGCTTGAGGCCCATCAGCTTGGCGTCGAGCGCCTTGATACCGGTGGCCAGACCATCCATGGCGCCGCCGAGTTCTTCGCGGCGCTCCAGCTCTTCGATGTGAACGCGCAAGGCATCGTTGGCGGTGATCGTCTCCGGCGCTGCCGACTCCGCGTTGATCGCCAGTATCTCGGCATGAGCCCTGGCGATCTTGTCTTCGGCGCTGGCGTCGGTCGTTGCCAGTTCGTGGACGGCTTCGGCAGCAGCGATCAGCGAACGGTCAATGCTGCGCTCCAAGACAATCCCGGCATAGGTCTTGGCGTTTGCTGCGCTCGGCGTGTTGCGGTGAAGCTCGGCGACATAGGCCAAGGCGCTGTCGCCGTTGTCCAGAGTGCCCATGCGCTCGGCGACCGTCAGGAAATCAACGCCGGCACCTTTGGCCTGCAGCTTCATGATCGCCTTGAACACATCGCGGTTGTACGAAAAGAAAAAATCTTCGGCCTTCAGGTCGGCGCTCAGCACGTCGATCAGTTCGGGCTTTAGGAGCATTGCGCCAAGCAGGCCTTGTTCGGCTTCCTGGCTGTACGGGTCTCTTGTACTCACGTCAAACCCCTATCACGTCGGTCATGGTTTTTTCGCGGAATGCGTATTCAATATCGGCCCGCCACCCGGTAGGGTTTTGTCCCGTCTTGAATGGGTCAGCCATAAGCTTGTCAAGATAGCGCTCAAGAAAACCGTCTTGCCGAAACGGGAGTTGATCGCGCGCCTTGAAATTCCAGGCTCGTCGAATAGCCGCCTTTCGTTTGTCGTTCAGCTTCTCGGCTGGTTTCAATCTGCCAGCGCACCGCGCCTGGTACGTCGCAATGAAAAGCTCGTAAGGCGTCTCGTCTTTTTTCCTGATTCGCTTCTTTCCCTCGTCGTCTCCAGACGACAAGAGTTGTTTATCTTGTTCTTGTATTTCTTGTATTTCTTTATTGTGGTCATCTGCTGGTCGCTTGCTGGTCACTTGCTGGTTATCTGCTGGCGTTTCTATCTGGTAGTGGCTCCATTTAGTTATTGTTATTACTGAAAATTTCGAGTGAGATTTGATGGTTATCTGCTGGAGGCTTTCGAGCACTTTTAAAGCCGCACGAACAATACTCTCGGATACCCCCGTTTTTTCAGAAAATTTATGCCGCCCGAACACCAATTGACCGGGATTTAACCTGACAACCTGGCGCCCTACGAGTATTTCCCCTTCCTTGTATGAGGCAGAAAGCAGCAAATGCACCCACACCGCCAGGTATTCAGGCTTAGACGCTATGGCGCTGGTGGCAAGCTTTCTTGATAGCTTTACCCAGCTCGACATTACATCCGCCCCCCAAAGATAGGCTCTTCGTGGTGTGGGGTAACAGCGGCTTTGGGGCGCTCGGATTTATTGGGCTTAAGATCTTCGGCAAGGTAATCGCCAAACTCCCATACCATATTGACCATGGCTGGCATCGACATAGGCCTACCACTTTTGAGCACTGGGTAAAAAATGTTCCATGCCGCGCCCTTTGTAAGGTACGGATTGACACTGCTTACCGATTCCCAGTTGCGAACCCCGCGCTTTGCGCGATCCATCATTTCCGAAAGCTGATCGCGGGTAATATTTGCCGCTATTTTTTTTGCCGACGCCCTGTTCATGCTCAGTCCTCCCCAAGGGCGACGAACTCGCTGACCTTCATGTCAAAAGCCTTCGCGAACAGTTCAACCTGCAGCGAGCTTATGCCGTGCTTGCCGTTTACCATCTTGCTGATATTGGTCTCATGGATGCCCGTGCGTTCGGCCAGCACCTGGCGGTTAATGTCGTGCTTGGCCTGCGCCACGCGGATCGATTTAGCTATGTTCATTTGGGTGCCTCGCTGGTGGTTGATTGCGCAACCTTAGCTTATGGCCTTTGCGTAATCAACCATAAAAAATAGTTGACGTGGTTTTGTTGGTCGCCTAGAGTTCGTCTCACCCGCCGACACCCAGTCGGCACGACCAAGGGGCAACACTATGAAAACCGCACTGCTGCTTTCTGTTCTGCTCATCGCCTCGGCAAGCGCCCAGGCATCCATGGGCACCGCCGCCGAACGCTGCGTCATCCTCGCCGATTACGCCAAGGGTGTTGCCGATCTTCGGGACGCTGGCGTTCGCCTTGCTGCGATCAAAGAGATCAACGCCGAGCGCTCGGAAGGCGTGATGCTTGAAGCCTTCGACCAGGCCGCCGCCATCACCTACCGCTATTCCCATCTGAGCCCTGACGAGGTGCGCGGCGGCCTTCTGACCGGCTGCATGCAAACCGTCAACGGCGATGCCCGGTAGACCGGCGATGGAAATCACCATAGAGCTGGACGCCTACAAGCTTGACGTTGAAATCATCCGCTTGATCAACGATCCGCCAGACCCGATGTGCCGCGACAGCGCCGACGATTTCCGCGGCACCCGCGAAGTGGAATGGCGCCTGGTGTATGCCACCCACCACAACGAGAAAGGCAAGATTGACGAGTGCGGCCAGCTGCCTAAGTGGCTGGAACGAATCGCAGACAGGCACGGCGCCGAGATCGAAGCGGCCATTTGGGCCAGGTATGACGAGCAGGGAGATAGCGATGGGAATCAGTGAATACAAAATCAAGTTGGCGGACGAGGCCGAACGCCATATCAGCAAAACCCTGACAGCCGTAGCAGCAAGCGAGGCGCCAACCTTTGAAGGCGCTGCCGGCGAAATCACCATGGCTTACAAGCTGGGTCTGATTGACTACCCGCGCCGCGACGAGCTGATCTGTCAGCTGCGCGTGATCGTCAGCTATCGCCGCAAGCAGCTGCGCAAGCAGCACCTTGAACGCCTGGGAATTACCGCTGAATCACTGAATGGCCCGATTGTTACGGGGGCTGCCAAATGAGCAAGCCAAAGATAACAGCCACTGAGCGCTTCTGGTCAAAAGTAGACAAGTCCGGGAAGTGCTGGATATGGCTTGCTGGCAAAGACAGGAAGGGCTACGGGAAGTTTTCGATTGGCGGGAAATACAGGCCGGATGGATCGCGAAACAGTATGAAGTCCGCGCATAGGCACTCTTTCGAGTTAGCTAATGGCCCAATACCACAGCACGAAAGCTTTCATGGGATGTGTGTGCTTCATAGCTGCGACAACCCGAGTTGCGTTAACCCTGAGCACCTGTTCCTAGGAACAAACGAGGACAACGTAAGAGACATGGATCGAAAGGGGCGGCGAGTTGTTGTATCCCACCGTGGAGAACAACACGGAATGGCAGTCCTAACCGAGGCTAAGGCGCGTGAAGTATATATACGCGCCTGGCTTGGCGAGCTTCAATCCTCAATAGCTATGGATTTTGGGATATCAATTCCACTAGTCAGTGCAATAAAAACTGGTCGCCTTTGGGCGCACCTAACCCCAGAGGTTTGCTTATGAAGCCGCGTATATATATTGCGGGCCCATGCTCTGGCCTGCCCGAATCGAACTACCCCGCCTTCCACGCCGAAGCCGCCCGCCTGCGCGCCATCGGCTATCACGTCGAGAACCCGGCCGAGAACCCGGAACAGGAAACATGGCAGGCCTACATGCGCCAGGCCGTCACCCAAATGATGAAGTGCGATGCCGTGGCCCTGTTGCCTGGCTGGCAGAACAGCCGCGGGGCGCTGATCGAGAACGGCCTGGCCGTCAGCCTCGGGATCAAGGCGCGGCCGTGCGCTGAGTACCAGCCACGCAAAGCAGATCCAAATTGCTGGTATTGCTGCGACGGCATGGAGCTTGTCGACGACCAATGCCCTGTATGCCAGGAGGTAACAGCATGAACTTCAATCGAACCAACATAGGCCACCCGCGCACGCAACGGAGGATCAAGGCAGGCATGATCCGCGCTATAG